TTAATGATACTGCTTTAAATAGATGTGCTTCGTCACCAATTATCATACCATAGTCGCTAAAATAGTTCTTTGATAGATTATAAATTGATTGCCAAGTAGATATGACTACTCTTTTAGATGTTATCTTACTATGTCCTTCATAGATTCTATGTACATTTCTATTACTATCATAGCCATAGTCTTTAAAATCTTTATATAATTGTTCTACTAATGATGTAGTAGGTACTATAATTAATATCTTCTTATTTTTAGGTAGTCTTAATAGATTGAAACGTACTAATAGGTATAGAATAAGTGATTTACCACTAGCAGTTGGTGATAGTAATAAACATCTATTCTTTTTAACTGAATATGTAAATGCTTGTTTTTGATAATCTCTTACTTCCATAGGAATTTTAAGAGCATTAATAAATTTTTCTACCTTATCATCATCTACTTTAGTATCTTCTAACTTCGTTCCATCAACAACTTCTATATCATTTTCATTACACCAATTAATTATATAAGGATATAATCCTACATATATTTGACCAGTTGCATATGAAAATAATCGTATCTTACCGTCCCATACCCTATTACGAAATTGTGGCATAAAACGAAAACCAGGTACTTCAAAAGTAAAGTGTTGACCTAATTCTCTTCTAATAGAATCTTCTGCTTCTATCTTTAAATAGACATCATCCTTTTTGTCTATTACAAGATATCTTACATTTTTCATACTATCTTTAAATAATTTCCTGAATGTAAGTTTCCACCTTTTATTAATTCTGGATTTTCTGGAAATATATCAAATGCAATTGTTATTCTTTCTGTATTTCCTTCATACACATCCGTATAGTGTGGTACATTATTTGGAAATAAAGTCATTTTACCTACAATATTTTCACTACTATATATCATAGGGTCATTAAGTTGATTTATTGGATTGATATAATGAGTAGATGTATTATCTGCTTGTACACAAATATGACCTCCCAAATAACAATGTGATCCTATATCGTGTAAATGAGTTTTTATTTGTTCTCCTTTACGCATAACATTATACCAACATTGTATATACAATTCTTTTGGAATTGGTTGTTTAAAGTATTGCATAACTCCATTATGAAAGTGTATTATATTTCCTTTTAAATGCTTTATATTTTCATCTTCCCATTTTAAAACATTATACTTATCAAATCTTTGTGTTGTACTCTCCCCTTTTAGTCCTGTGTAAGCATTTACAGCTCCAGCTGCTACAGTTGATTTAGGTAATTTTATTATTTCTTTTTCTTTGCTTAAAAGAAGTTTTGCTACATCTTTAAAATTAACTTTTTTTACTGTAGTTTCAAATATTCTATAATCATATTCGGGTGCAAAAAAAGATTTTTTAGGGTCACTTTTAAATGCGTGTATTTTAACTTCTGATTTTTCTTGTTCCATAAATAGCTCCTTCTGATTTTTCTTGTTCCATTAAATAGCTCCTGATGTAAACTTCTTCCAATCAATTGCGTTCTTAATAGTAAATGTTCTATTTGAAATTTGTTTAATACTTCTATCTAAAAAATCAACAACTGTATTGAGATAATCAACTTTTTGTTTTGCTCTAATAACTTCTTCGTCTGAATCAATATACTTATCTACATCTTGTCTTAATATTTTTAAGTTAAAAGGTTTTTCAACATATACAGTAGAGTCTGCTTTACCTGTATAGTATTCCCACTTTTCTCTTTTCTTAATATATAATTCACTTTCCGCTCTACTTAACATTAACTTAAACTTTGTTAAGTGTTTCATATATTGGTTGTGTAATTGAGGTGTTTTGATTGATTCTAAATCAAGTTCACTATCGTTAATTTTTAAATCTTTGTCTGCTTGTTCTTGTAATTGTTCTAAATCCATAATTATCACTATAACATATTATAATAGAAAAGTAAAGTTTCTTACGTAATTGTTTCGGTTACCTTACCACTTCCTTCTGCAAATTCATATATTTTGTATTGGAAAGTTACTGTTGCTATTAAATAGTTTACATCCGTTTGTTGTTGATTATAATTCAATCCAGATAATGCTGTAGGAAATACGTCTGCAAATCTGACTTGAATATTTGTTGTATTTTTGCTTGTTAATATACTTAATGTTGCGTCTGAATAAACAGCACCTGTGGCACCTGCTTCGTTTCTTACAATACCTGCGTCTGTTTCTTGCTTTGCACCAGTAGATGTTGGGAATCTATCTGCACCACCACCAAGTAAATTTCTAAATTGTGCTCTATCTTTAGGAAAACCTAAACCAGTTAACCAACCGTGTATCTCTCTATAGTTTTCTAAATTTTCATCAACCATAAAATCCATACTTAATGGACTGTATGCTAATTTATCTCCAGGTAAAGGTATATTTTTCAATGGCGTTTCCTGTTCCATATTACCTTCTAATGTTATGCCTGGTAAATTTACTGCTGTACAAAAGAATTCTACTTTAGGAAGTTTTGTAATAGTAAATCTAAACTGCGTTGGAGCGGCATAATCAAACTTTGTTGGTTGCCTTTTGTATGATTGTTTTATTGTCATAGTACTATTTATATGTGAACTTTAGGCCAAAAAAAAGGAGGACGTAAGAACGCCCTCCCTTAATTCTGTTAGAAAATGTTTCTAACCAATGATATTACATCAAGTTAGCAACTTGAACTTTTTGGTAGTATCTATTAGAGTTAGCACTTCCAGCGTCATTTACTGCTGTAGCAGCACCTGACTGAGCACCAGTTTCAGCAAACGGATTAGCAACTAGGCCATATCTCGTTTTAAAACCGATTTTCGGTTGGAAAGTGTCTTGTCCAACAGCTCTAACCATTTGTAAAGGTACATAAGGACAATAGAACAAACCAGCGTCGTATGGTGATGTTCCTTTATATCCAACAACGTAATACTGTTTAGCATTACTGTTTGCTGAGTATGGGTCTATGTATACTTTAAATCTACCGTTAAGAACACCTGCAAAAGTATTACCTGTGTCATCAACATTTAGATTGTTGTTAAGAGCTGGTGTGTAATCTAATACTCCAGCCATTTGAAGAGCAGAAGCAACGTCAGAAGAGCAGATAATTATATTACCTTTTCCACGTCTTGTTCTTTGTGCTATTCTATTAGCATCTCTTTCAAGTTGGAACATAAGACCTTTGAATCTCTCAACAGACCAACGTCCGTTTGAGTCAGTATCTAGGTCAAAAATTCCCGCTGTAGTTACGTTACCAGTTTGAGCACCTTTTTCTGAATTGATGTAGATAGTTCTTACAACTTCTCTATTAATTTCAGCAAGTATTTCTGCTGATAAGATGTTTGCAAGTTCTGTTTCTGCGTCTAAACCGTGGATTGCTTTTAAGTCTTGAGCAAGTTCCATAGTGTATTCAGCTTTAAGAGCTCTTGATTTAGCAGTTACCGTAGATTTCTCAATTGAGAAAGCCATTTCAGCAAATGCATTACCACTAGCGTCACCTAATGCTTCAGCTTTCGCTGTAGTCATTGCGCCACCAGTTGTATAAGTTCCAGGTGATCCATCGTTTAGGACTCCTGGGTTGCTACCAGAGTGAGCATTTTCCGAGAAACCATCAACAGATGATCCAGCAGCATTTCTACCACTAAAATCTGTATCAGCTTCGTCAAAGAATGATTCTCCACCAGCTTGTGAAGTATATCTACTTCTCATAGCGAAAATAAGTCCTGTAGGACCTGTCATTGGTTGAACTCCTGCAATGTCGTATGCTATTAGATTAGGCATAGCTCTTCTAACTAAACTAATTAGGATTGGATCCCAATTAGCAACAGCACTACCTGTTGCGTTAGTCGGAGCTGCTTCAGCCAAGTAAGCGCTGTCTTCTTTAGAAGCACGTTCTTGGTTTTCTAATATCACAGAAGTAACGGCACGTCTATAAGCATCAGTAATTTTTGGTAAATCAGGATGCTCTAGTACTGGCTGCCATTTTTTTTCGTGTGTTTCAGATAAGTACATATGTGTTTATCTCCCTATATATTTACTTAATAGACAACTTAATGTCTTTAGTTTTGCTTATAGCGGCGCTGTAAGCAGCCATAGAATTTGATAAATCAGGATTAACTGATCCATCTGCCGCCACATCATCTAGATTCTCTTTCGTTTCAACTTTCTTACCAAAATAAGATTCTTTAACAGTTTCTAATTTCTTCTGATAGTCTTTTGCGTTAGAGTATTCAATTTCTTCAGCAAGTTTAGCAAATTTTTCTTTTGCTGTGTCAGCAAGGTCTTCAGAAACTTTAGCTTTGATTTCATCTTTAACTTTAGTTCCAACTTCCTTGTTTAACTCAACATTTTTTTCTATTTGCTCATTGAGGTCTTTTTCCAGTTTTTCAATTTTACCTGCTTGGTCTTCAAGCACGTTATATTTTTCATCTGGAACATCAATATAATGGTCTTCAAATAATTTTTTCAAACCATTAATAAAGTCTTCAGCAATTTCCCCTTTGATACCTCTTTCAAGAGCGATTTCGTTTTCTTTCATCCACTCTTCAACAACGTATGCAAGGTAAGAATCAACTTTTTCAGTTAATTCAGATTTTGCTTTAGAACTTTCTTGCTCTAATTTATTATTATAATCTGTTTCCATTTCTTCTGCAATCTCTTTTACTTTAGATTTGATTGCTGCTTCAAAAATGGTAGCAGCTTTAGTCTTAAACTCTTCGGTTAAGTCTTTTTCGCCAGCGATAAGAGCGTCAACGTGTTCTTTTACGTCAATCTCTTTTTTCTTTTCTTTGTCTTCGTCTTCTGTTCTTACTTCAGCGTCATCATCTTTTTTAGCTTTTTCATCTTTCTTTTCGTCAGATTCTTTGACATCTTTTTTATCTTTTTTAGCGTCAATAGCTTTTTGAAGTGCTGGTGGTAAGTCGCCTTCTTTTATTTCTTTACCGTCTTCGTCTTTTTTAGTTTCTTTATTCTCCAACTTGGTATTGCTACCAGTCAATTTAGGCATTGCGTCAGCAGCGCCTTGATGTTTTTGAGGAGCTTGTCCAGAAACTTTTGTAACTTTTTTAGTTGCGTCTGGATTGCTGTCTGTAGGTTTAACTACTGCCTTACCTAAATCTTCATATTCACTCATTTTAGCAATATGAGAAGGTTCAGCCGCTACAGCATTCTTTTTAGGAGCATCCGCTTGTGCATTTGGTGAATTCGCCTCTTGCACTGCTTTTGCTTCTAACGCTTCTATTTTTCCTGTTTCAGCCATTTGAAAACTCTCCTTAATTAATTTAAACGTTTAAATTAGTTCTCTCTTTGTTAATAGATATTTATAAGATTATAGTTTTTCAATGAATTTTTTAAACACATCCGCCTTCACTTCCGCTAAACGTAGTCTTTTTGCTTCATTTATATACTGTTTCCACTCTTCAATATCTCTCTCTTTGATAACTCCATTGTCCCATACCCACTCTTTATTCTCCATAATGCCTTCTACGAAAGCGTCTGGAGCGCTTGGGTCTGCTACAATGTCAGCGGCAGTTGCTAAGTAAAAATCTCTTCCTACTTCATTAATGCCACCTCTTCCACGCACTAGTGATCCCATACCTCTTGAAGATACTCCTAATTGAGCACCTTCGTTGATAAGATTTTTAACAATCTTACCATAGGGTGTGTCCATCACTTTTGCTTCACCAACAAAATTTGATCCATCTGGATGTAAGTCCGTTATCATATGACTTACTCTTTCAAGATTTACAACTGGTCCATCAGGATGTCCTAACTCGCCAAATGCACGTCTTTTATTGATAAATTCTCTATTGTATCTTGATACTTCTTTCTGCAATATCTCTTTAGGATAGACTCTGCCGTTCCTATTTTTGATATCTGCTTGTAAAAAGACACCTTTAATTTTAAATTGTTTTTTGCCGTCAATTTCTTCTATAAGAAATTTTGAGTCAAATGCTTCTTCGGTAATTAGTTTCATAGTTCTCTCTCTTACTATTTATAAGATTTCTTATCTAAATTCAACGATTAATGAGTAGTTATCGCCTTTAGCAAAGTTCTTTGTACTTAACAATACATCACCTGTTGGTGTAGTTGCGTCATTTTTAAATGAGTTTCCATCAGTTCTTAAATCTATTGTTCCTTGTCCTGAAAGGAATAAAGCAGTAGCATTTGTAGCACCATCCCATATTAATTCCACACCAGATTTTGCGTCTGATACATTAACTGAATAATATACTCTTGCTATACGTCTTTCACCATCTTCACTCATAAAAGTAGTCGCTGAAGCGTCTATTTTTTGTACGTTAGTTTCTCCAGAACCGTCTGAAAAGTTAGTCATTTTTATAACATATTTAACTCCAGATGTATCTGCTATTGTTTGTGTTGCTACTGTATCTGCCATATTAGAATCCTACGTGTGTAGCGTCAAAAAAATCTTTTGATAATTCGCCACGTTCTACTGTTGTTCCTTTTTTTCTACATCTAGCATAAACTTTTGTTGCTACGCTAGTTCCAGGTTGAGTATAAGTTCTTATACCACCTGAATATGTTCCAGGAGCACTTGAATAGGTATTAGAACCTGTGGCAGTATTTTCATATTGCCAAACACTATTTGATCCTGGTACATCTACCCACGCCATTTATGCTCCTAATTGTTCGTTTACTTCGTCATCAAAGTATTGATATAATTCTTCTTTATTTATTTTTCTTGCTTCAGCAACTTTATCTACTGAATTTTCAAATTTACTTACAATATCTCCAGACGTTCTTTCAATAAGTTTAAAAGTATCTTGTACTGCTAATTTCATTTTAGGAGATAAATCTCCATATGTTTTAGAGTCAAGATACTTTGTATCTTCAAATATTTTACTTGTAAAAAAATATTCGTTATCCATTTCTATACACCTGCGTCTGGTGGTGTTTCGTGACCTGGTGCCATAGTTGGCGCTTCAGGTTCTGGTGCTGTTGGAGCCGGCTCTTTAGTCGGTTCAAAAGCAATTTCGTTTCCACTTGTGTCCATAATTTTATCTGTTCTTGCACTAGGTTCAGTTACCGCTGGTTTATCAGCACTAAATTTTTCAGGTTCTACACCTTTAAAAACTTTAGCTGCTACATCTACTCTTTGTTTATCAAGAGCACTTGCTACTTTATCTCTTAAAGCATCCTTAAACGCTTCTCCTGCGTCTGCATTTTTACCTTGTTGCAATTTGTCAATAAATTCCGCTGTCTTACTTGGAATACTTGCGTCTGCCATTACATATCTCCTTCTATAGTATCTTTACTAGATTGATATTGTTGCATAGGGTCAGCAATAACACCATCTTTAACTTCTTTTTTAATTTGATTATTAATATCTTCAATCTCCCTATTGTTTTGACGTAAGATTTTTTTTCTTACGTACTCTACTGAAAAATACTTTCCAACATAATCTCTAACTTCATTAGCAAGTCTTATTCTTTCTAATAACATTTCAGAATCTTTTAGTTCAGCAAAGTGTCCATCTTGCAAAAAGTCATACTGGAGAACATCCCTTATGACTAACCAATCTTCATCCGTAATAACGGCTTTTAAAACTAATTGAGTTCTTAATATATCGTTAAATATTTCAGTAAATTTCTTTCTTAATCTTTGTACAAATTTTGTAAATTTAAGTTCATCTCTTGTTATTTCTGTTGAACGACCTAAATTAAATCCACTTGACGCTTCTAATCTACTAGCTGGAACATTTAAAGAACGATAAAGTTTTGCTCTAAAGTATTCTAAATCTGCCATCTCTCCTAAATTTGCACCGCCTGGTAAAGTGGTAATATCTGTACCTCTTCCACCTTCTCTACTTGGTAACCAAAAGTCTTCAAGCATTGACATATAGTTTCTGTCATCACGTATCTCACCTGTACTTGCGTCATAGACAAGTTTATTTCTATATCTTGCCATAACATCACGTAAGTATTGTTCTGCTTTTACTTTAGGTAAATTACCAACATCAATTTTAAATATACGTCTTTCAGGTGCTCTTGCTATTCTGTAAATAACACTTGCATCCTCAATCATACGTAATTGATTAACAGGTTTAATTGCTTTATGTAAATATGATAAGACCATATTTTTGTTTTGGTCTATTAGTCCACTTGGACAAAATGCTATTGCGTCAACAGCAATTTTAATTCCACCTGATGTTGTATTAGTTACACCCTTTTCATTAAATAAAAAGTATTCTTTAACATCATCAATAACATTTAAACCATATGGAGTAGGTCCGTCTGGTCTTTTCTTTCTTACTTCTCTAATCTTTTTAATTTTTCTAGGGTCTATGTATCTTAATTCTGTAATACCTTTTCTTGTAGATTCTCTATCAATTACTTTATGATAATATAATCTACCGTCCACGTACCATCTTCTAAAGATATCGTGACCTCTAGTATGGAAGTTCATTAATCTTAAAACTTCTCTAAACTCGTCTTCTATTTTTCGTCTAACGTCCTTACCGAATGGTAAGTTATCTAGGTTTAATCTAATTGCATCCTTCATTTCGTTTGCAACAATAGATTCGTTTATAATATCTTCAATCGCCATATCACATTCTGGGTGTAAAGCGATTTCTCTATAACGTCTGATAAGGTCTTGTTCAGTCTTTGTCTGACCTTCCATATCCAAGTATTGACCATAGTACCCACCAGCGGCGATGGTTTGTGTTCCATCATCCGCTTGTGGTTGTGTAAATGCTTGTTTTGGATCTGTAGGTTTTTTAACCCGAGTTATAGAAAATCCAAATAATTCAGCCATAATTTATCTCCTTAAAATATCACTACTATTTATAGTAGTTTTTAAGTAGTTGTGTTACTTTCAAAGTATTGGAACGCTAAAGTTACACTTGTTTCTGATAAGTCGTTTTTAGCAGTGTAATCCAAAGAAATTGCGTTAATACTTGAAGGAAATACACCTCTTAAAGTGTATGACTTAATAGTATTTCCGTTTCTATCTAATTGGTCTACAAATGCGTCAACTTGGTAATCAACTGGATTAGTTAATCCCTCGTTATCAGTCATATTGTTTATACCGTTCATCCATCTTTCAAATGCATTACGCAATTTGAAATTGGTATCATTTATTACTTTGATAGTCCAATCCGCTATTGTTCTATCTCCAGCGATTTTTATTGCTCTGCCTCTAAAAGGTACTTCAATCGTTGTGATTGCCATACCAGGTAGTTCAGCGCCTTGACATAAAAATGCTAGGTCTTCTATTTCTCCGCCAACTTGAGCGTAGCCAGGAAAAGGCATAACCACTTTGTATTGGTTACTTCTTGCTCCGCCACCTGAAAGTTTAGCTTTGAAATCATTTATGTTTGCCATTGTTTTATTTCTCCCCTAAATTATCCTGCGACTTCTTCAAAAGAAACGCCTGTTCTTGTTGCAACGAATTGCAATGAGATAAAGTTGATACTTCTAGCAGGTTTTACAAAAATTTCTGCTACAAATTCATTTCTATCTATTACTTCGCCTGTGTTGTTAGTTTCATCACAAACTACTAGGTAGTCTGTAATCCCTCTTCGTCCTTGTACTTCTCTTAAAAAAGGTTCTACCATATTTCTAAAACCAGCTCTAGTGAATTCATCATTGAATTCAAATAGTTGGACTTTAGAAGCAGTTGAAATTGCCTTTTCTAAAATTATGAACAATCTTCTGACATTAACTCTATCAAATGCACTAGGATTTGATAATCCAGTTTTATCACCGAATAATACAGTTCCTTGTCCTGGGAACGTAGTCACAGGATTTACTCTTGCTCTGTATAATTCATCTCTTTGTGTTTGTGTTGGATTAAATGCTAGTTTAACTGCACCTCTAACGATACCTCTATTTAAACCGGCAGGCGAATACCAAGCGTCAGCAACCATATCGGTTCTTGCCGCTAGTCCAGCCATATCTCCGTTTAAAGGAACATATCTATAGACATCATTATATCTATCGTACATATATTTGTATCCACTATCAAAGAACACATAAGAAGATGAAGAAATTCCATTAAAGAAATTTATAACATTATCTTTTTGCGTATTTGAATTTGATACATTAACTACATCACTTCTCTCTGGAGAAGCAAAAACTACTACGTCTTTTCTTTTCTCAGCGATTGTAATTAAGTTATCTATATGTGTTGCGTCACCTGAACCTGCAATTAAAAGACCAACGTCTGTTGTTTCAGCGTCTTGGTATTTTTCATAAGCAGTTTTAGTTTGAGCAGTAGTTGCTGCTGAACCGTTTGCACCATTTATTAATGATACATCACTTATAGCAGTTACGTCTGTATAAGTTGTTCCAGCTGCCGCCGTGCCCCAATTTGAACCAGAAGAATTGTGATCCATCCAATAAACATAATTACTTGATTTGTAAATTACGTCTGAATAGTAATTACTGTCGCCTTGAGGTGATTTACCATCTGAAGCTTTTGAAACTGCTTCAAATTTTTCTAGTATATCGCCTTTAACGCCATTAATTCCACCGTCTTCATCAACGATTGCAATATGCATTTCGTCATTACTACCACCTCTTGTTTGAGCGTAAGTAGATGTTCCTGGTGCCTTGTTAAATAAATCATAATATCTCCATCTACGTCTTACTTGAGCGCCATTTGTAATTGTCGCTTGTAATCCAGATGAGTCAGAAGTACCATAATAAGAAGGTTCTTCTTTTCGTACAATGTTCAAGTCATTAGTTGATATACTAATAACTCTATATTCATATTCATCACCAAAGTTAACTATATCTCCAGCACTTATTCCTGTAGCAGAAGTAACTGAAACTACTGTATCTCCGACACTTGTTGAAGCGTCAGCAACAGTTGTTTTGTTAATTTCTTCGTAAGCAGTAGCAGAAGGACATTGAGAAATACTTAAATTATTTCCCCAATCTCCAGCTGTTCTACTAGCCCACATTCCTACAGAAGCAGAACCGTCAGCATAGTTGTTTTGGTAATCAGTAGTATTTTTTATTACAAACGAACTACCACTTTCAGTTGCGTTTGAAACAGATGAATTCTGTACACGAACTACTTTCAAGTTATTTGAGTATTGCAAGAAGTTTGAGGCACTAAAATAACTCTCAAAATTAGAGTTATCTGGTTTCCCAAACGTTGATACCAAATCAGATTCGCTACCGATACTTATAACTTCATCAAGAGGTCCTTTACTGAAAGTTCCAGCAAAAGCTCCAGAAGAAGATGAAACGGCAGGAATAATTCTTGTTAAGTCTTTTTCCTGTACGAGAACACCTGGTGATACTTGAAATGCCATTAGGTTTTCTCCTTATAATTAGCTAATTAACTTCTTTATATTCACATATTCCGTATGTTTTCATACGACCATAGTCAAATTTCATTACTATGGATATTTATAATAAGCGTAATTTATAACCCTTTTCTAACAACTGGGTGCCAGACTGTACCATATTCATCTACTTCTGGTTTTTCCCATTCAGGTGTTCCATCATCTACAAAACCAAAAGGTGCCATATCTTGCTCTATTAATTTTTCTTGTTCTTCATATAATTGTTGTCTGGCGTTAGTATTAGTCATTTCTTTGAAATAAGGTTGATTGGATAACCATCCAAATAATACAAGGCAAGTCATTAAATCATCATTACAACCTTCTTCTGCCTGCCAAGAATTTGCTTTACGAGCATAAGTTGACATTTCTTCTATGATATTAAAATCATTTATAACCATTTTATCGCCTTCAATTAATGTCTTAATATTAGAACAACCAATTTTTTTAATCTGTTTTGTCATACGAACACCGAAACCAGAACCTCTTCCACTATAACCAGCACCTAATATCTGACCTGCTCTTCCTCTTTGAGTAGTCATTAATAGATTAGGATATTCTAATTCATAGTTTAATGATTCACCTATTTGTTGACCTATATCATTTGTTTCACAAAGAATATCTGCCTTATTATAACCCTTACACGCTTTTTGTATTAAGTGTGGAAACAAAATTGGTTTAACTTCATTACTTCTATATTTGGCAACAACTCTATAAGGCATTTGAGTTACATCAAATATTAAAAATGCTGAATAATCTCTATCTACACCTCTTGCTACATCAACAGTAGCCACATAATTTCTACCATTTACAACTTTTTCAAATACATCTAAACCACCACTTGAAGTTAATGGTGTCATATAAGGTGTTGCTTTAATTTTTACTGGTGAGATTAACGTATCTACTGAACCTAAAAATTCACACTCAAACTCTTGTTGGAATTGTTCCTGTGATGTATTACGTATAGTTGTTTCTTTCCATTTTTCATCTCTACCTGGAACTTCTGACCAATGTACTTCAATTGGTACATAATCATTTCTTTTATTTTCAGCGTCTGTCCATAATTTATAAAACTGATTCATACCGTGAGGTGTTGATACAATAATAACCTTTGTAGTTTTACCAGATGTAATAGTAGGATAAACTGAACTAAAAAATTGTTCAGCAATATTAGCAGGTACGAAAGCAAACTCATCAAGAAATATTATATTAAATGAACCACCTCTTATTGCACTTGAAGATGTAGCAGCCGCTATAATAGTTGATTTATTTTCTAACTCTATATTACCTTTGTTCCAATTGATAACACCTTGTTGTATATATTTTGGTAAGTTTTCATATGCTAATTGTAATCTTCCTAATATATCTCTAGCAGTAGAAGATTTATTGGCAAGAATAGCTATGTTTGAATTTGGATTAAATATTGCATAGTGTAATAAGTATGCAATTGTTGTTGTTGATTTACCTGATTGTCTAGGTAGTTTGCAAATAGTAAATCTTTCTTTATCTATTGTAGTTACAATCTTTTTTTGAAAATCATACATTTTAAAATGCACTAAACCTTCATCTAGGGAAACTATTTTCATAAATTTCTCCATAAAATAGATTGGATTTTCTTTACATTTTTGAAATTCTACAATCTCCTCTTTAGTAAATTCAACTGGTGTATTTACTTTTTTAAGATTAGGATTTCCTAAATATGCGTCATTTGTTATACTCATAATACTATTTATCTGATTCTACTTTAAAAAACCAAACCAACCAGTTATGATATATTTTTCGTGTTCTTTTGATATTTGACCATTATGTACGTGTGTAAAGTCAGTCGGCCAAATCAATGTTAATCCTTTTTTAGCTGGTGATGTTAATTTTTGATATTTAAAATGTGTACCACCATTAGGTACATCATTTAAATAAGTCAGAAAAACTAAATTACGATTTTCGTGGATACTTCCTCGTTCAAAATGCTCAACAAAATAACCACCTCCTGGTGGATAATATTGTATATTAACTCCTTCAACTAAACCCCAAGGTTTAAAATGAGCAAGTTCAGGATATTTCTCTTCGTATAAAGTACAACACTCTTTTAATGCTTGTTTCCACGCCCAATATCTTGGTTCTTTCCAATGTGGATCAATTCCAATATCTATTGAATCTTTATGTTTCTTATTAACACTATAAGGTCCACCTATAACTCCTGGTCTTTGTTCTTGTGGATTTTCTTTGAATAAATTTATTAAACCATCACAAATTTTTGGATCAATATACCAACCACCGATAAAACTTTCTAAAGGTAATTTATGTTCTTTCATTTATTATTACTCCTTCTATATGTGTATACCCTAATTTAATAGCTGCCTGCACTCGTTGACTGCCTCTCCATACACTAAATTCTTTTTCTATATATGGTACGCCCATTGCACCATATCTAGGTACTTCTGATACAATGTGTTCTTTTACTTCTATTGGATAATTTAATGATTCACCATCTAATAATTCTTTTAGTGGTGTCATTGACTTAATATATTTTAAGTCTTTTATTGCGATAGGTCTTTTATTCTTTACTTTCTGATTTGCCGTCAATAGTTTCATTTTCAATTCTCTTTTCTTTTTTAGTTTCCATACTTTGTTTATTCAACATCTTTTGTAATTCTGCTGTTGAACCTACAAATAAAGCATTTTTAATATTAGCATTTGTTTTACCAGGTAGTTCTTTTAAATCTTTTAATTTCTTTTGTAGGTCTTGTAATTTATCAACAGACGTAGCAACTTGTCCTATTAGTTGACCAACAACTTCATATGCTCTAGGGTGTTGACCTTCTTTTGCAATATCTAAAATACCTTGTATTGCCTCTTGACCTTTTTCTATAAGATTATAATAATTTTCTCTACTATAATCATAATCTGTATTAATATCTTTATCTATTTTTATTGCAACTTCACCATTTTTTCTTTGTACTGGAGCTTTAAATTCTTTAGGTGGTTCTAAAGGAGTATCAGTAACTTTATCTTTACCTTCCAAACCTAATAT